ACAGAGATCGCAAATACGATCCTGATATATATGAGCTACGTGGCGTATACAATGTAAGCGATAACGACTTTGATTTAAGCCAGTTTGGTTTATTCTTAACTAACGACACACTGTTTATTACCTTCCATATGAACGACTGTGTAGAGAAACTGGGCAGACGATTAATGCCTGGAGACGTACTAGAATTACCACATCTAAGAGATGACTTATTACTAAGCCATGAGAAAGATGCTGTAAATAAATTTTATGTTGTACAAGATGCTAGCCGCGGTAGTGAAGGATTTAGCCAAACTTGGTATCCTCATATCTGGCGTGTTAAAGTAGCACCACTTACAGATACACAAGAATACAGTGATATCCTTGGTACAGCGGACGATCCAAACAGTCTCAAGAATGATTTGAGTAACTATAAAACAGAACTTAACATTAGTAATGCTATTGTTAAAGCGGCAGAGATTGCCGATCCAGTTGGTTTGCCATTAACAGAACATTTGTTCGGTCAAGAGCCAACTGATAATGAATATGAACACGGTGAAACACTACAACAAGGTGATCAGTTTCCTACTGATCCTAACGATGGTGATTATTTTGTAAGAACAGACTTTAAGCCAAATCGTTTATTTGTATTCCGTGGTAGTAGATGGCACCGCTTGTATGATAACATCACTGAACAAACTTGGAGTGATAGAACATATAATGCTAGTTCGTTTATCAACAACGACGCTACAACAGTTATTGATAATCAAGAATTTCCAGAGCGCCAACCACTTAGCCAAGTTATTAAACCCAAGAGTGATTTTGAATAATGACACAACAGTATTTTTACGACAAACAGATTCGCAGATACATTCAACAGTTTATTAGGCTGTTTAGTGGATTCAGTGTACAAATGGGTTTGGATGATAATAAGTTACCGATTTATCAACAAGTACCAGTTCGTTATGGTGATATTAATCGCATGGCAGCACATATAACCCGTGAGAATTCAGAGAACGTTGTAAACAGTGTTCCGTTTATTGCCTGTAGTGTTACTGGATTAGAAATGGCGTCTGATAGAAGAACTTATCAGGATCATGTTGATAAAGTTCAAGTATTTGAAAAGAAATTAGATCAGTCTACAGGACAATATGTGAATGAGAGTGGTAACAAATATACTATTGAACGACATGCGCCTGTTCCATATAAAATGATAATGAATACTGACATCTGGACAAGTAACACAGATCAAAAACTACAGTTATTGGAACAAATATTGGTGTTGTTTAATCCAACACTTAACATCAGAACAAGTGATAATCCTTTTGATTGGAGTGCACTAAGTTATGTGGAAATGACTACAATGAACTGGAGTAGCAGAACAGTGGGTAGCACTATAGATGACATTATTGATGTTAGTACACTTACATTTGAACTACCAGTGCTTATTAATCCACCAGCAAAAATTAAACAACAAAAACTTATCTATAATTTAATCAGTGAACTATACAGTTTAGACGGCGAAGATTTAGATAACTTCCGTAACAATGAAAGTTTTGACACTACCTCTTTGAAGTATACAGTTGTAACTTTTGAAGACAGGCAAGTTAGATTTGAAAACGGCAAAGCATACTTGCTTAATAAAAACGGCCAGCCAACAGATGCGTCTGGCGCTACACTAACCTGGGAAGATGATCTACGTCCGTTTGGTGAACTTAGAGATGGCATCAGTCAAATAAGACTACGAAAAGGAGATAATCCTGGAGATCCATCTAACGATGTTATTGGTAAACTTGAAACAGACCCAAGTAATAGTAATGCATTAATTGTTACTATTGATAACAGTACATTACCAAACAATACACTAAACGCTGTTGACGCTATTCTTAATCCACAAGCAAACTATCCAGGTGATGGTATTGTTCCTGCTCCTGTAATCGGACATCGTTACTTGTTAACACAAGACTTACCATTAGCAAACTATGGTGGACTAATAGCAAACGAAAATGATATTATTGAATATAACGGCAGTGCCTGGGTTGTTAGTTTTGATAGCAAAAATACTAGTGCTAGACATTATATACAAAATATTGCCAGCAGTGATCAACTTACCTGGGACGGCACTGAATGGACAAACAGTCACGAAGGTATATACAAGCCAGCATTCTGGCGCCTTTACATGTAAGGATTATCAATGATTAAGGTAGACGGTCATGATTGTATTCATGAACTGCTTAACAATAAATCTGACAGCGCACTAGATACTATTAGAGTACTCCGTGCTAGATTAAAGCATACTGATAGCGTGTGTGTAGAAATTACTTTTATGAATTTAGAAGTAGTTAAAAATGGACTGCTTGACGAATTGTATGCTGATTATCCAAATATCAAATACGCATTACTATACCGTACTCCCAAAGAATATCTGGATCCAAACTACGGATTAAATAGTGGTATACTAAGTTTTAATGAGTGGAAAGAAAATTTAGATCATCCTATAAAAACACAGTTTGTTAATTTATCAAACATAATGGAAGCCAAAACTATGACAAGAGACACTTGGCGGGCGGCTTATGATCATATTGCTAACTTATTTTGGCCTATTAACAACAATATGCCACTATACTTTGAGTACAACGAACATGAGCCAAATATCTATCATAGATTTTATCAGGTACTAAAAAAGTATAATCCTAACTTTACAGTCGAGGAATACCATGATCGCATCAGTAAGAATCTAAAAGAGTATCCACAAATAATTGAAACTGTCAAAAACGAAATTAACAGTTGGGATTTTACAGATGATTGAAGCAAGTGGTTGTTTATTTTTAAGTAGTGATACTGGTAGAGTTATGCTACAACAACGAAGTGGAGATACCAGTCATCCTCGCACCTGGGGATTTTTTGGTGGTAAGAGTGAGGGTAAGGAACGCCCTATTGATACTCTATTAAGAGAATTAGAAGAAGAAATTGGAATGGTGCCTGATATACAAAAAGTATATCCGCTAAACAAATTTACCAGCCCTGATAAACAATTTGTATATAATACGTTTGTTGTAGAAGTAGTACAAGAATTTATACCGCAATTAAACAATGAAAGTGATGGATTTTGTTGGGTTAAGATAGGTAATTGGCCGCGTCCATTACATAACGGAGCAAAGGCTCAGTTATTCAACAGACAAATTATTAAAAAAATTCGTACAATCTATAGTAATCTTAACCAGCAGTAATACGCTTCTTCATACTAGCAACAAACTGTTCACGCAACCATTCAAAATCATTGATCTTGTTTAATGCTTCAACGTCATCTTTGTTTGCTTCACCGTATTCTCTACCTTCTAGTGCGCCTTTGATACAGTAGCGTCCAAAGCGAGCACCATTATCTACAGTACACCAGGCTTCTAATCGTTCAGCAGTCTCTTTCACAGGAGCATTTGGATTAATCTGACTTGCTAGTTTAACACATTCACGGAATGCTGCTCTCCATGTTCTGTATGGATCTTTGTTAAAGTTGGTAATGTTACTTACGTCACTAACTGGTTGATAGAACGAACTACCAGTACTAAAGTCAGGAAGTTCATGTCCCATTTCTTCTAGTTGTTTTTTAGGGAATAGTTTTACAGCACCATAACCGTATTCCAATCCATTGATTGGGTTTCTGGCAGTCCACACATAAGTCGTGTTATGTCTACTTGATAATGGCGGGATAAAATCAAAGTTAAATCTTTCCATAATTTGAGCATCAGCATCAACTATATAAACCATTTCAGTAGTTGCTCTTTTACCAACTTCCCTATGAGCATTGCCAATACCTTCAATATTTTTTACATGTTTGGCATCAGGAAAACGTTCTTTTAGGCTAGTAAAGTTTCTATCTGCTTCTGCTTCATGGAAACTAATCATAAAGATTTCAAAATCAGCATCGTGGTAAGTAGCATGGATACTATTTTTTAAACTACCATGAGCAAATCCGCCTGTGGGTACAAGTCTCAAATCTCCCCAACGCACACTACGTCTGCTTCTTTTACCAATACGTGGAAACTCATGTACAAAACTACGTCCTTCAGCACTTGGTTTATAATGCCAGGGAAAATCTTCTCTAACAACATTGCCCTTTTCCAGTACCCAAACCATATCTGATTGAGTGTTATATTGTCTAGCGACGTCTAAATAGTCGTCAAATAAAGGTAATGCTTGATCGATTTCATGTACTGGATAACTCTGGAATATATGCTTTTTCAATCTATCCCATGGAGTAATTACATTCTGTTCTTTAAACTCAAATAATTCTGATTTCAAATCTTTAAAATTAATCATTACAATCGCCTTTTATAGTATATGATTTTGTACCGATATGAGCAATGTTTTTACTCAAATCATTTTCTAGCCAGACATCGTATCCTGCTTCTTTTGCTTTTGTACAAAAGTATATATCTTCTCCCATGAGACTATCATTAACTTCGTCCCAAGAGATTCTAAAATGTGGTGCTGGTATGTTTTCGTAAACTTCTCGTTTTACTAACATACACCCCATACCAACTGCCCAAATCTTTTGTATTCCTGTTCCATCATATACTCTGCTATCTAAGTCGTGTTCACTTCTAAAAGCAACAGGCCTGTGTGGCGGAACCCTTGTGCTATAGTTACATGCTATAATATCTTTATCATGCGATAGCAGGGCGTTTAAGGTGTATGTAGGGAAAGATATATCACTATCAATCCATAACAAATGTGTACAATCTGTGTCTAATGCCTGTTCTACTAATTCTTGTCTCTGCATTGTAACTTCGCTACCCATAACCATGTTTACCGTAACATGTTGATTGGCTTGCCCACACTTGTATGTAAGATTGGACAGGCTGTTTGTAAACATAACGGTTACAAAGTCACGCACAGGAACGCAAATAGCAACCCTAGCATCAGTGTTCGTTTTATAATGAAATTTGGGTATGCTTACCATTAGTCCTGAACAAGATCAGTGGCAAGTTCCGCTTCAATTTGACGAACGTTTTCGTTCAATGTTTTAGCAAGTACAGTAGCACTCTTTACACTGGCGGCAAAGGCATCATCACTAAGAGCGGCCATATGATGCATTGTTTCTGGTTGTACCTTACCAATGGTAAGGATATCAATAGCGGCTAGTTTTGCTAGACGCTCAATCCAATACTGCTCTTCTTCTGCTTCAATATTTGCTAACAATTCTTCTACATTGTTGTTAGCCGCAAAGTCATCATAAACTGCCTGTAGTACTGGAAGATCAGGATGATTTGCCGCTTTTGCCGCTTCTAATTCCACAGTAAGTGCCTGTGCTTTTCTTGCGGCAGTTGGGTGCGATCCCAACACAAATGTTTCGATTTCGAAACGTGTACGAATACTCATAGATTTTTCTCCTGTGAATTTATTATAGAGTTTCTTTATTATACTGTAAAGTATTAAAAAGTCAACTGAATCAGTTGACTTTATAAATTAACTAGCGCCTGTCGGATTAGGATTCTGCCATCCGCCAAATGTGGCTGATAGTCTAATGTTTGTTGTAACGTTAGGTGAAATATATGTTCCTAAACTATACAAACTTTGAGTACCTGACAAACCAAAGTATGTTCTGATACTTCCGATACTAATGGTAGAGCCGGTTGCTGGTAGTGCCATTATTATTCTCCTCTTTGGATATTTTGAATTTGACTTTTTAGATCATCAATCTCTGATTGTTGTTCTTTTACTGCTTGAATTAGTAGTGCCACTATACGATCATATTTAACTGCTTTTATACCATCTTCCCTAGTACCTACTACTTCGGGAAGAACAGTTTCGATCTCCTGAGCAATCACACCTACATCATGTTTACGAATAAAATAATTGTCTTCGCCACCTTTTGCTTCTAGGTAATCTTGCGTCCAGTCAAATTCAACACCACGAATCTGCTTAACTTTATTTATCGCATTATCAATTTCAACTACGTTTTCTTTTAATTTTTCGTCAGAACTGTAATACGCTGTAACGTCTGCTGTAGCACGAATATCTCCAGCAGTACCGCTTGCCGCTGTTCCGGCGCCTATACTATTAAACTGAATATTAATACCGCTACTACTACTCGTATCTACTAATTCTTTCCAGGCACCTGAGTGAGCAAAATAACCTTTACCTTCAGCATGTACATGAGCAAACATACCGTGATAACTTGAAGCAGATGGTAAATCGCCAGTAGTAGCATATACATTTGAATATGTTATTTTATTTGTGCCTAAATTTAAATCAGCACCCTCAATGTGTGTTCTAACTTTTGTATCAGTATAATATTGTGCAGTTGTATGTTCTGCTAAATCTGCTGTGGTATTTTGGGCTAAATCAAACGCACCTGATCCTAGACTTAAATTTGATCCGTCTGCGCTAAGTGTTGCACCACCAAGGCTAATTGTAGTACCGCTCAAATACAAATCTCTAAATTTAAATGTAGTACTACCTAAATCATAACTAACATCTGTGTCTGGAATAATATGCCCGGCTACAGTAGTTGCGCCAAGTGTTTTGTTAGTTAGTGTATCTGTAGAACTTGCTGTAATGTAACCATTTGGATTAGTAGCATTATAAGGCGTATATCCCAACGCACCTGTCACATCTCCGCTTGTTACTGTATAACCTGTAATGTAACCACTGTCGTTTGTAAATGTGCTTACATTTGTTGGCTGTGTATAACTAATAACACCTGTTGTGTTATTATAACTAATACTACCTGTAGCACTTATAGCAGCTCTCGCTCTAGCATCTGTATAATATAAGTTAGCAGAACCTTCTGAAATACCGTCAGTGTTACCAGTAAATGTTGATGAACTACCAAATGCTGTATACGCTGAGCCATCGTTTGTAAATTCCCAAACATTGGTGCTTTCATTATATCTAATAAACACATTGGCTTCAGTGCCACGTTCTACTTCAATACCAGCATTTTGACTTGGTGTTCCAGTTTCGTCAGCGTTTAGTGTAATAATAGCATCGCCAATGTTCACTGTATTTGAATTTACAGTAGTTGTTGTGCCACTAACTGTTAAGTTACCACCAATAGTAACATTGCCACCTAATGCAGTGGCAAGATCTGTGTTAAAATCACTTGTGCCATATGTACTCGCTGTTGGTGCTGCAATCCATGTGCTTGTGGCATTTTCCCAGGTTAATACATAAGTGTCTGCTCTAGCACTATCGTCTATATCTGCTAG